GGCATTCGTGCAACAAAGCGTAAATGTAGTCTAGTTTTGGTATTGCGTTGCCAGTAAATGCCTCTGCAATTCCTAGTCCTGTAAAATCCTCAAAGTTGGCTAAAGAGCCTAAATTTGGGTAAAAGAAAATCTCCCCTTCTTTAAAAGGAGCTGAATGGTACTTAGCCATATATTTTGTTTAGGTTGGTATTACGCTAATAACTGGAGCGCCAGCAAAATCGAAAGTTCCAGAGAAAGATACTTGAGAGTTTCTTTCAGCCGTAATTTCTACTGAGTTTAGCTGAGCGTCAACCGTAATAATCTTATCACCTGATTCAGTACCTCCAAAAACTAGCTCGTAAACCTTTCCAATGTCCTCCATGAGGTCAAAAGCTGAAAGGTTTGATACGCCAGTTGATGCAAAGTCTAGGTCTCCAGAGAAAGAGAAAGAGCCAGATTTGTCTCCGCCCTCAAGTCTTACTCCATAATCGCCCGTGCAATCGTTTCTAACGGTTACGGACTCATTTGAGATAGAAACAGACGCGGATGTTTTACAAACGACTGGAAGATTATTCCATTCGAAAGTAAAGAAGTTGCCTAATTGATATGTTGCCATTGCTTATTCGTTTGAACAAATATACAGAAATTTTTATTTATTAAGACACTTGGAAAACATCCAAGGTGTAGGATAATATTTTTTGGTAAGCTATTTGGCTAGAGCCTTGCTCAATTTGAGTTCTGCTAAAGTTTTTTCTAATATCAATAACCTGAATATCCAACGGAAATATCAAGTAGCCCAAAGTCATTTTAAGCTGGATTGCGTTTGAAATGTTTTCAGATAACTTCTTTCCCCCGTTCCCTTGGGCAAACTTTGTTACAATGCTAATTTGAATAGTTGCATTTTGACGGATTGAGCAATCGTTATTAGTTGTTTCCGCTTCGTTCTGGTCTGTTATTAGGACGTAAGCGGCCGAGCCTTGGTAGTTAGCTGGATTTATGCCTGGAGGCAATTCAGTATCGTATATTGGAATCGTAACACCACTTAGCGTTAAAGGTGAAATCGCGGTAATTACGGCCTTTCTTATGTCGGTTGCTATTTCTCTCATCCTAAGTCTTTATTTATTTCGTTTTCAATATCTGTAACTAAATTTGCCGTATTCCTAAAAAAGGCTGGCATTAAATAAGGTTGGCCAATTATTCGGCCTTCTCCATTTCTGTAAAATCGTCTTGCAATGTCCCTTACTTCCTGAGTGTATTGAGGATTACTTAAAATCTGCCTTGCGCTTAATCCCGTGCCAAATTCCAACCATGCCTCAATCTCAAAAACTGGGTCTCCAGATTGAACGCCAACGCGCCAATTTAATCCGTTATCTTCCGCAACTTTGTCAATCCTTTGCTTAATGTTAAGCTGCTGGCCTTGCCAACTAGCTGGAGCGTTTCTAATGGCCTCAATCTCAATATCCGTTGCCGTATTTGCCAAAATATCCTTTACGGCCTCAATTACAATATCCTCTTGTTTATCTAAGTCCTTTAAGGCCGCGTCCAATCCTTTAACAACTACGCTCATACGCCAACCATTGTTATAATGTACTCTTTGTGTTGCCTTTGCTCTTGCAACAAAACGCTTGTAATCTTATGGTATTTGTTACGATAATAAATTTGGTAATTCTCGCTAGGGATAAAAGACACGCGATATTGAATTGCAACCGTATAGGTATTTGGCAATACCATTTCTCCAGACTCCAAGGCATTGCCTCCTCTAGTTTGATTAACTGATGCAAAGGTTGATAAACTTGTAGCTGGGCTTACAATCGTGCCTCCAGCGCCATCTGTTATCGCCTGAAAGGAGACGAACTCAACTTTCTGGTCATACTTGCCAAAATTTATCATACAAATAAGTCGGCTCTATATTTTAACTCGGTCGAAATGCTGGCCTTTTGAGCGTATTGCTCTTGTACGCTAATCATGTTTTGACGGTAAGCAAAATCCGTTGCAATTCTTTTAAGCATTGCTATTTGCAAGTCTTGAGGTAAAGGATTAGACGCATTGAATCCAGCCAAGTAAGTGTAATTCCTAATCTCTGTCTCGTCTGTCGTAACGTCGGAAACCCAAGGGCCAATTGGATAAATTCTCTCGGCTCTTTTGTTATTTGTAATTACAACGTTTCGCTCAACGTAAAGCATACCGCTTGCCTTCTCAGATTCAATCCTAGCGGCTGGAATAAGCTCGTTTGTAATAAGCGAGTCCCAATCGCTAAAATCAATTTGCATCCAAGCCTTAGCCTCTGCCAAAGTAATCGGCTCAGTTGCCACTTGGCTGGCGTATCTAATTTCCAAAGGTTTTGTCGTACTCATTTTGTTTTAAATTCTTGGTTGTCAACTTTTACCCAAACTGCTAGGCCTTTATTTACGAGGTAAGTGTCGTAAGTCTTGCCAACGCTTGTTATTTGCCCTTTTTCAAATGGCTCAAAGTCTATGAGAAACTTTATCATAAAGATACTATTTATTTTAGTAAATGCTTTTTATCATTCCACGGCTCATCGTCTGTCCAAAGTCGGTAACCATGGAAAACGTAAAGCGCGCGTATTAATCCTACTTTTAAACCTAACTCTTTTACTCTCATCGAGAATAAAGAATCAAAGGCCAAGCTATTTTCGGCAAACTTTATTTTTTTCCAAGTCTTGTATTGAAAGGCCATAAAAAAGCCCGCAATATATTCGTTAATTTCTTGCACCCCACCCCCCCCGTACTCTAGGGCTATCTCATAATGGTTTCGCACGTTTAAATCGTTGCTAAACGCTTTTTCATGCAGTTGGTGTTTTGACCTTAGCCTATTCGTATAACATCCAACCAAGCCAAATTTGTCGCCATCTAGAGACAACGCGTCGTGTATCCTTTTGCCCCAATCTGGAGTTAAATATAAAATGTCGCCGTCTTGTAAAACAATCCAATCGTCGTCCTCTGCATTTAGGCTCGCCAAGTATTGGTTGTAAGCTTTGCCAATATTTTTATCTACGTCAAACGGATTTGAGTAAAATATTCTCATTTGTAGTTTACAAATTCAGGATGTTTTGAGAACTCTTCATAAAGCTTTAAATTTATTTTACCGCTTTGTCTTCTTTCATTAATTGATAAAGACGAATCAACCGCAAAACGCCAATCTAAAACATCAAATAAATCAAGGCTATTTTTTACATCCATAAAAGGTTTAGCAGTTAATCCTAAGTCGTGTATTCTTTGACTATATTCGACGTGTTCAAATCCCCACAACCCAAATTGAGGTCTCATTCCGCCAGCTACTTTAAGACATATATTTTTTAAATAAAGCATACATCCATTAGGAGCTGTATATGTCATTAATCCTTTATGTTCGCCATTAAATCTAATTGAGGGACTATAAATAATGTTATTGCTTTTTTTGTCAAAAGTCAAGCATAAATGGTTAGCTCCAGAATTCATGTAAGGCTCAAACCAATCATGTGTTTTTGGTCTTACATCGTCGTCACAAAGGAAAATATGGTCATATTTTTCCGCTAATTCTAAACACTTGTTTTTAGCTTTAGCTATTCCAACATTTTGCTCAAACCTATAATTAGATTTAACAGGAGTTTTGGATGCATCGTCAACCACAAAAATTTTAGCATTGCTTGGTAAATATTTTTCCCATTCAATTAATGTTTGCTCAAATACTTCTTTCCTATTGTGAGTTGTTAAACAGACTGCAATTGTTTCCATTCTAAGAATTTTGGATGCTCTGAAAATAAAGTTTGATTATATTTTTTATTGAATAATTCTAGCTTAGACCACATTAAATCATTTCTATCACTTATGCTTCTTTCTTTTAATGTTTGGCTACCTAAATGATTTACTTTAGCTGAAACAACCAACATTGGAGGGACATTAATTTTCTTTAATTGCTCAACTAAGGAATTGTCGGCAAACCAAAAATCAAAATCCTCATCTAATCCGCCAATTTCATTATATAATGTCCTTTTCATCATAAAGGCCCAACCCGATAAATTTCTCCCACATTGCCAGCCTATTTCATTTTCTGTAACATCCTTTTGTCTAAAGTCAGACATTGCAATAGGACTAACAATTGGATAGTCGGCGGCTAATAAACCATGTAGCCAACCATTTTTAAATATCAAATCATTATTACAAAACATTACCCAGGGGGCATTACCACGAACTGCCCCAAAATTTAAAAATTTGTTATAATTAAATTGGGAATGAGGATTGTATGTGGCTGCATTTTTATAGAATAAATTAGTCTTCTCTTCTATTACAATACAATTGACTTCCAAACCATTTGCCGACTGAATACAACTATCAATTGCATTTTGAGTCATTTTTGACCCTAGTTTTGAAGCGTTAGAAATAAAAATTACATCTACAATTGGATTCATACTGGATTTGCGTTTGTTTCTAATGTTGGGGATATATTCTTGAGCAACGGTTGTTAAATCGCTATAATCATAATGGTAAAGAATTTTATTTATTTTAAACTCAGACTGTAAATGTGGTTTTAAAATCTTTGCGTAACCAGCGTCCTCGGCTCTTGGTAAACTTGGAAAAGAAACCTTAGTTGAAACTTCTTTTTTTATTACTGGTATGTGATTTGGCAATCTATAATAAGCCTCCTCAGTATTGTAGTCGTTAGGAAAATCTTTAGAATAGTAACAGATTTTAGGATTGTTTCCATTTAGTGAAACAGAGACCTCAAAAGTTATACAATCTGCATTTGAATTAATTGCCTCTAAAATACTTAAAATGTAATCTGGCTCAATTCGGTCGTCACAATCAACAAAGGAAATGTATTTACCTCTTGCTAAGTTTACCATAATATTTCTCTTATCTCCTAGCATAATGGTTTTGTTGTCAATTAAGTAGATAATTTCAACTTGCTTTTGGTCTTGCTCTGGCAATGCTTCTAATTGACCATAAAGCATATCCATTGATTTAGGCAAAAAAGTATTTCTCCTTTCAGATACTGAAGGGACTAAAATTGATAATTTAATATCGCTCATAATCTATTTAATTAGATTTGTCCGCAAGTTTTGCACTTTTTCTTAAAATACATTTCGCAAGCCGTTCCATCTGGGTTGCTTGGCTCCTCTGTAAAGTATGCTTGCATTTCGCTTGCCTTAGCCGTGTAGCGCTCGCAAGTGTTTTTCAGCTTGCATCTCTGAGGCTTACACATTGTAAAATCTGCCATATTATCTGATTTAATATTTAAAGTAAATCATTTTGAGTTAGTTAAACAAAAAAGGGCGGGAAAAACTCCCGCCCGATTTCACCATCAAACTAAACACACACTAAATTAAGTAGTTTCCAAAAGCGCAATTGCAGCCGCGAAAGTTCCTTTAACCAAGCAAGGAGTATCGTTAGCGGAGATAAATTGTACCAATCTCTGCTCGATTCTTACAGTCTTCAAGTTGTCGATAAAATCATCGCCAGACTCTCCGATTGCTACTTGCAAACCGCTTCTCAAACGAACATTGATTGTAGAAAGGTCACCTCCAACAAAGTCGGCAGCGGTTCCAGTCAAAGCGTTGGTTGGGATAATGTTAACTCCCCATGCAGTAACACCACCTTGAGCGTTGAAAGTAACGCCAGCTGGTAGGATGTAATTCTTATCATTGTCCTTAGAAGAAAGCATAACGTGATAAGCTCCAGTCTCAACGAATACGCCATTTACAGAACCGTTTGCAGCTCTTACTTGAGCGATAATTCCGTGGATAACGTCCCAATTGGTAGCCGACTCAACCTTTCCAGCCATTGTACCGCCCGTGAAAGTAGTTGACTTAGAAAGCAAACCAGAAAGCTGAGGAGATGTTCCGTTACCAGTAAACAATTGGTTTTCGATTACAGTCTCAACACGCTTAACGCCATTGGATTGGATGTAAGACGCCAAGTAAGCGGCATCCTCAAGCATTTCCATAGAAACTTTCATGTGTACACCGATTTTCTCAACCTTTGCTCTTTGCTCCTTATATTGTACGTCCAACTGAGTTTTCTCAGTTCCTTCGCCAATCATTACTGGAGTTCCTTCTTGGTCGTACTCTTCAACCCATACCGCGTATTGAGTTGCAATTGCTCCAACGCTTGCGTTAGATAGGTAAGTCAACAAACGTTGACGAATAGGAGAAACAACGCCAGTAAACTCAGAGATTGTTACTTGTGAGCTAGAGTTAGCGTTAGCGATTGTAGACGCCAAAGTAATTGTACCTACTGCCTTCTCGCTAATTTCAAATACCAAAGGAGCCTTAAGACGAGCGTTTGGCTCAGACTTTAGACGCTCGATTTCTGCTTTTACTGGAGCGTAAGCCTTCATAAAAGCGGTTTTGAAATCTTCGCCGCTTACTTCTTTCTCAACTGCATTCTTTTGCATTGCAATATCTAGCTTGTCAAGTTGCTTTTGCATCTCGGCTGCTTCGTCTTTGCTTACTACATTGCTAAGAGACTTCAATAAGCTCTCAGCCTTTTCGAAAGCCTCATTGGCTTTTACTTCTGCATTGCTTGCCTTTGCCTTTAGAGCCTCGCCAGCTTCTGCAATGACTGCCTTTACGGCGTCGATTGTTAGATTTTCCATGATTCAAATTGTTTTTTAAGTTCGTTAATTGTTATTATTTCTACTTCGTCGGCTTCCTTAATTTCCAAAGTAGGCGAGGCTGGCTTTAGAAACTCCAAAAGTGATTTGAGTTGATTTTCTAGTTTTTCTAATGTCTCGTCGGTTGCGTCGGATGTCTTTACAAACTTCTCAAGTCTATCAAGATATTCGAACGCGTCCGCTTCGCTTTTAAGGTCAATAAACGTTGTTTCTGGGTTAGCTCCTAAGAATTGAACCGCGCTACCTTCATACATCATTACCTCCTTAATAAGGTTTGCTTTTGCCTCTTGGTCGAACTGTTCTTTAATAGTTCTAAAGCCAAAAGAATGCTGGTTAATAAGCTCGCTCTCAATCATTTTCTGAAAGTCTTGCCCAGCTGCATGAGTTCCAATTTTTGCCTCGTATCGCAATCCTTTATTGTCTTCGTAAAGATTGTTCATTTTTGCGACAACTTTATTTTTGTCGTGATCTAGCAAATATTTGATTAACTGCTTTCCTTGTGGACCACGCTCCATTATTGTCTTGGTAAAGGCTCCTGGCTCAATTACATCGCCATCCAAGTCTTTGTTGCCAAAAACAGCAAAGTAACCCGAAACAATCCCTTGTTTCATGTCGCTATCTGTAAAGCCTTGGTTTAATCCTTTTTTTACAAA